ATAAGTACCCGCAAAACTTATGCTGTGTCGTTAAAGAAGTATGTTGTTCCTTCTTTAGGACACAGACAAGTAACTACCATAACGAAACGTGATGTGCGTAGTCTCTTTGAGAAACTTCTTAAAGAAGGTGTAAGCCCATCAACGATTGCCCACGTAAAGATTGCTTTGGGCTCTGCGTTTCGTCCACTCGTAGACGATGACCAAATGCCAAGCAACCCAACGCATGGCGTTAAGGTCAAAGTTCCCCATGCAGACCCATTCACCAACCTAGAGCCTGACGACTTTAAGAAGATACTTAAGCACTTACCTACAGAAGGTGCTCGACTCTTCGCTGAGTTTCTGATTGCTAGTGGTTGTCGCTTTGGAGAAGCAACGGAACTAAGAGTAAAAGACATTAACTTTAAGTCTAAAGAAGTTTCTGTCCGCAGAACAGTAAGTGACGTAGGTAGTCAGCACAACAATGGTTCTCGTTATCTCGTTGTTCCGACTACAAAAAATAATCACAAAAGAACTATCGTTCTAAGTAGCAAATTGTTAAATTCGTTACAAAAATTCATATCTACGCACAAACTGACCACAAATGAACTCATCTTTTCTAGGGAGACTGTTACCCATAGTGTTAAACTATTGGTATCAGGAAGTCTGACAGAAAGGACTGAATCGAACTACACCGTTGGGAGCAAAGTCTTCCGACATGCAACTCCGTACTCATATAACGTCGGTGGGTGTAGGTGCGACCTGTGTAAACAAGCGGTCAACAAGTACCGTAAACAATACAGAAAGGACAAATCAAAGGGCAGAGGTGTCTCTAGAAGCAACTTCTCGGGTCATCTAAGTCGTGAAAGGTGGAGAGCCACTTGGAACGATGCCATAGAAAAGTCAGGTATTGGTTGGTATCCAAGAACGCACGACTTACGACATGCCAATGCCACACTTCTTTTGAAGCGTGGGGTTGATGTGCACGAAGTCAAAGAGCGTCTAGGTCATCAGTCAATCACAACAACGGAGCGGTATTTACACCGTATCCGTCACCAGCAGTCGAAAGCAGGGGAACTTGCGGACGAATACCTGTTGGGGAAAGGTGAGAAACTATGAAACTAACAAAACGCGGAAAAAAAGTAGTAACTGCAGTAAGTGCACTTATAGCAGGTTCGTTGTTCCTTAGCGGTTTTGCAGTCGCTAAAGCACTAGAGCCTGTTGTGCTTCAAGAGAAGGTAGTACAGCCAGTCCTGCTTTCCCAATCCCCAGTCGAGAAACAACTAAAGATAAAAGCCTCAGCAGATAGGTTAGAGAAGTACCGTAACAAGGTAAAACTCTCTCACGTAGAATGTAAAGGGCTTTTAAAAGAGGTTGGGTTTAAAGGCAAAGCCTTAGCACAAGCATGGGCTATCGTCATGCGTGAAAGCAACTGTCGCTCTCATGCCTACAACGGCAACGAGAAGACAGGAGACAACTCTTACGGAATCTTTCAAATCAATATGATTGAAGAAGTCGGAGATGCACGCAGAGAGAAGTTCGGCATGGTATCTAATGCGCTGTTGTTAGACCCTGTGACAAATGCCCAAATTGCTTATTACATGAGCAAGGGCGGAACTGATTGGTCGGCTTGGAAGGGTATGACCCCCCGAGCAAAAGAATGGCTAAAGAAGTTTCCAAAGTAATAAACTAAACACAAGCAAAAGCCTCTCCTCCGTTGGTGGTTGGAGAGGCTTTTGTTTGCTAAGATAAAACAAGGAGGTGCAAGTATGGGAAAACATCTAGACAAGATTCAGGCAGCCTTAGAAATTCGTAAGGCAAACATGCCAAAGGGAGCAGGATTCAAAACCCCTGGAAGCATGAACAAAAAGAAGACTGGATACATGAGTATCAAAGCCGACGAAGCCAAAAAGCGACTAGGCAAATAATTAAAGCCCCGATAGCCACGTGCTATCGGGGCTTTTTTTGTATCATTTTGGAATGGCTGATTTAGGTGCTTCACGACACGCAGGTGGTCGCTCTTTCCAACGCAACGTTACTTGGGAACACGTCAAACTTGCTTTAACTTCGGGTCGTGTCACCAAAGGCGAAAATGGAAACCTTGTTCACGACGTAAGAGACCCTGACAATGCAGAGCATGTCATTCGTGTAGTCACAAGCCCTGACAGAAAAACAATTGTCACCGCAATTCGCAGAGAGAACATGGGTAATCCTGCACAGTCTGCAGAACAAGCAAAGCAACGTGAGCAAGCCCAAAAAGCCAAAGCCCAAACTTCTGCACAACGTCAAGCAGAACAATTGGGCTTCTCGCCTTCCACAAGGATTTAAAGCGTATCAGGACTGATTGTCTTTAATCAACTTCACTTCACAAGCGTCAGTCGTACAGTAAGCCTCACCGATTGCATCAGAAGCCATTCCTGCATAGACACCGCTAAAGTCGATTGGGAACAAAGTCATCTTGCCCTCTTCATACTCTTCAGGAGTAATCTGTGTGTAAGGCATTTGAGGATAAACAGTATTTCCCATAGGTAAGAAACTAATCGTCTTTAACTGACCGTCGTGCATGTGAAGGATTGAAGCAATAGAGTCTGCTTCCTTCTCAGGGTCGAAAGTCACAGTTACAGATACAGAGTTATCTGACCAGTAACGCTGAGTGACTACAGCAAGAGCAACCTTCTCATGAACTGAAACTTCTTTTTCAGCACGCTTTGCTTCTGTCTCGATTGGGAAGAAGACAACAGAAGTTGTTTCAGGAGATTCAGAAGCAGGTTCAACTCTGTAGTTAGCCATCTTGAAAAGCGGAAGCATTGGGTCAGAGTTTGCAAAGCGGATTGCTCTGTTAAAGAACTTACCACCTGAAGCCCAATGCACTCCTGGAGATTCACCAGCAAGAATTGAAACTGTTCCTGAAGGCTTAACTGTTGTCATCTTGATTGACTGACGAATGCCAAGCCATTCAGAGTAAGACTCGTCATAAGCCTTAACTGTTGCATAGCCTTCGTTAAGCCAGTCACGAAGCGTAGTCCAGCCGTTGTTGTCAGCGAAGTTTGCGATGCCTGAAATGGAAGTTCCAATACGACGATTGCGTTGCATGATTGCGTTTGTCTCTTCCCAATGCGTAGGAAGAAGCGTTACAGTCTTTGCGTATAGGTAAGCAAACTTTAAAGTTCTTTTGAAGTCTTCTAAAGAATCATGGCGATTGAGATAAGTCTCTACCAAAGTACAGCACTCAAAAGACTCAAGGCTTTGTTCTGCACAAGGGTTGTATCCAGCCACACGCCAGTCTTTGTTATTTGGTGGGTCAATAAGACGACCGTACTTTCGTGATACGTCCATCCACACAACCCCAGGCTCGCCATTACGAACAATGCCGTCGATAATCTTTGAGAAGTCAGAGCCAACCTTTGCTTCTACAGAGTTGTTTGACATCCAAGCCCACCCAGGATTCTTTGGGTCATAAGAGTTACGTTCAGGATAAACCTCTGCGTTCTTGAGGTTAAGGAAGTCTTCATCATCAATGCGACCAATAAGAAGTTCTGCAGAGCGACGGACGTTGCCTGATACAACACAAACACCAATGAGGTTTCCAATGTCAGCAAGGTCTTTTCTCGTAACTTTTTCTCCAGAACGTCCCGCAAAGAGTTTGTGAATGTGGTCGTGTAACTTCTTTAGAGGCTCATGTCCTGCTGCCGTTCCTCCGAAAATTTTTATAGGCGAACCTGCAGGGCGAATCAAGGAGTAGTCGAAGTTCCAGCAAGGTTGTTCTGCCTTGAGGTAGGAGTTAAGCAAAAGAACAACTGACTCGACCCAGCCTTCTCGGGTGTCAGGGATTTCGTAGGTCTGACAGTTCGTTTCTTCTTTTGAAGGCTCGTAAATTGTGAATTCCTTGTCAGCACCCTTGTCATCAAACCCAACTCCAACACCCAACATCGACGCTTCCATGAGGAAGGCAAATGGCTTGGCAGGATTAAGTTTGGTCATCTCGTTTGTGGAGACAAATGCACAGTTCTGTAATGCTGCGGAGTTACGCTGTTCGTTTACTAGGGGAGTTCCCATTACCCACAACCCACGTCCAGGTGGTGTCCACTTCAATTCAAAAAGACGTTCGTAGGCTTCTTTAGCCGAAGCCTGTGCCTTAGCGTCGTTCCATGGGAGGCGTTGGGATTTGGCGTGGTCTTTCTGAAGGGAGTACATGCCGTTGATGACACGCTCACAGACATCAGCCCAAGTCTCCTTAGTTCCGTCCTCTTTAAGACGGCTGTAAGTTCTTAAGAAAGTAATCTCCCCGACTGAGTTGCCAGCAGCATCTCTGTAGCCAAAAGGAGGCTTCTTGGAACGAAAGCCTGAGACGAATTCTTCGGATAAACGGAATGAAAATAAGGACACTTGGTAAACCTTTCGGGTTGGATTTTTGGAAAAGAAGAAGACGTATCAAAGCAGAGTTTGGGTTGGAATGCACCTGACAACAGTGCTCCACTTTGCCCCACCTTGTTCCATGCCCCTCCACTTACTGTTATCAGATAACTATTCGATGCCTTGCTGAATGATTTTGGTGGTTTCTGCTTCGTTCAAACCCCCATTTGGAAGGTCTTTTAGAGCCTGTGCTCTGTCACCAAAAATGGCTGAAAGCACTCCTCCCGACGACTGTCGTTCGGCTGTAATCCTAATGAATTCTCGGTTCTCTTCCAACTCCTTCATGCCCTTGACCAACTTAAAAAGGCGGTCAATTTCTTGGGAAGTATTAGGGTCAGGGTAGCCACCGTTAAGTTCTTCAGCGAACCTAGAAAACGCAACTCTTGCTCCCTGCATCTCAATAACAGCATTTAATAGGGCTTTTAGTTGGTCTTTGTTCTTTACCTCAACTGGCAGATTAAAGGCACAAGTGTTCTGCGGTTTGAAGGCTGGGCAGTTAGAAGCGACGAAACAAGTGTCACATTGGCGTAGGGAAACGCCAGTACTTTGAACCATTGGAACGTCTTTTAGGACATCGTTTCCATCGTCATCTGTCTCGACAACGGTCTTCATTTTGTACCCAAAAACAGGGAGGCTTGTGACCTCGTTTGGGTCTCTTTCTATGACCTTTTTAGGCTCTTCTACCTCAGAAATTTTCCGCATGTCAAGGTCGCTGTTATCAGAAAGGTACTCCCCTATTTCCCCTAAACCCGATAGTAGGGGGGTATCGCTGTTATCAGATAATTGGGCATCATTTTGCCCCTTGATAACGTGAAGGTCAGGGCGTTTCTTGTCCATTGATTTCTCCAATTGCTTGTACGACCATACGGCGACTTTGGCTGACTCTACGCCATCGTTGCTTAAGAACTTGTTGAAGTCCAAACCTTCTTTAGAGATTACTGACGAGTAACGTCTGCGGGCTTGCTCCAGCATCTTCTTGGGGTATCGAACGACCTTCGTTCCATCCCAAATAATTGTTTCCCCCCGACGCATTGGCGAGAGCCATGAGAGGGTTGTAGCGGTTGTGAAGGGTATCTGACGGAGGTTGTCAGGCTTGGCACAGCCTAGCCCATGAAAGGCTACGTCCTGCTGGGCTACGATAGCCCTTGTAAGCCCTGCAAGGCTGGTTACAGCCTCGATGGTCTCGTGAGGTATGGCGATGTTAGAGTGCCTCTTAGACCAGTCTCTGAGGCTCTGAATGCCGTAGGACTCGTGCCATACCACCCAAAGTTTAGGGTCGTGCTCGTAGGAGGCACGCTCCTGAAGCACCCAATCTAGCCCCAAGACTTGGGAGTCTGGCTCAATGAATGCCCAGATGAAGTCCAGGTTGTTGGCGACAAATTCTTGGTATTCAGCCCCTAAAGACATTAGTTCTTCTTTTGAGAGCCCATCACGCTCTGCCTGGGCAATGCCAGAATCTAAAACCAGACGGGTGTCACTGGTGAAGTGTTCTGAAGCCAGCCATAACTTCGTTTTGGGTAACCCTCGCTTCTTTAGGGCGTAAAAAGACAAAGCCATACGGGTGTTTAATGTGCTTTTTGGTAATCGCTTCTTCTATTTCTCCCCAGGCTCTCATGCCTGGACGGTTAGCAATTCCTATGGAATCTGGGTGGGCAAACACTAAAGAAGGAATCCCCTGTTCAAATGCCCACGCTGCTAAGGAAGGGTCTGCGGTCAAAAGAAGTTCAATTGGCTGTCTAGACCGTGCTATGGTGATTTGTCTTCTGGATAAATCTTCTCCCAAAAGAGCATACGAATCATCGATAAGTTCTGCATAGTCAATGATGCCGTTGGACATCAACCAAAATTCAGCATCCTTTTTGTCCCACGAAGTTAAAAGAGCAACGCGGTTATTGGCAGCCAGCCAGTAATAAAACAAAACCCCTGTTCGGTTAGGTGTTTTCTGTTCCGAACAAAGTACGCCTTCTAGTGCTACAAGTATGTTCAAGGGTTCCTATTTTCCCACCCTGTACATCGCTGCTCGTCTGATGAGGGTGCGTGAGTCAGGCAGTTCGACACCGTAAGTGGTGGCTTCTTCTGCGGATTTGTAATCGTCGTGAAATTCTTTAAGGCGTTTTAGAACTGCGACTGTTCCAAGACGCTTTCCTGCTTGCCAACGATAGTTGTAGAAGTCTCCGTAACCTTCTCCTGTCTTAGAGAATGCTTGCTTACGGCTTCCGTGAATATCTTCATAAAGAGCACTGGCTTGTTCTAAAAGAACAATCAAATGATATTCGGCGTTTCTACGAGCAGCATCATTCTGGGCTCCCTGCAAATCTGTCGTAAGTTTGCTGTAGCGAGAAACAATCTCAATTGCTTTTTGGTTATCACGCTTTGCAGCCTCTTCCCACACAGGTTGATATTGAGCCTGAGCCTGTGGGTCAGGATGAACTGTCCACTCATCATGGGTTAAGTCATACGCAGCGTAAGGTTTAATAACTCTGATGTCTGTAGCCCCAGGGTTTACATAGAAGGTAACTTCGTAGCCTTCCCAGTTTTTAGTGTGAGGCATAAGCCCTTCACGAAAATCATCGTTGAGCATTTTGCTAATTTCTGTATCAGACAAACCCATATAGTCTGTGTGAGTCTTACGGAAAGTCTCGTAGTCAACGCCAATTAAAACGTCAAGGTCTCCTGGACTTCTTTGAGCACTCCATTGGTAGGAAACTCCTGAACCAGCAATCCATACTGTTGACCATGTGTATGGCTGACTGTACTTCTTAGATAAAAACTC